ACAAACGCGCACAGGTTGGCGAAAGACTCTGTGTCACACTGCCCGGCATTCGCTTTCAAACCCATCCACGATGAAACACCTTCTGCTCGCTGTGTCCCTGCTTGGTGCTGCACTTCTTTCCGGCTGCGGCGTGGTGGCCGCGCCGTGCCGCGTGGCATCTGCGGGCCTGAAGATGGTGCCGCTGGTTGGGCATGTGGCGGCCGCGCCCACTGACGCCTGCGCCGACATCATCGATTGAGCGTCAACGGGCGAGGCAAAGCCAATATCTGCGTCTATTGAGGCTTCGCAGCCTCCTGCTGCTGAATCACCCAGTCCTGCAAGTCTTTCAGTTGCTGGGCGTTGCTGTGGAAAGCTTCGGCCTCGCGCTCGTGCTGGGCTTCAACGTCAGAGAGGACAACGCCACTGGCGGTTTCATCAAGGAGGCCGGCGGTGCTGGGAAGCTCGGCCCGGTTGGCGGTGTTCCACATGCCGACAAAGCGACCAGGGATGCGGCAAACAGCATCGTCGTGCACAACGATTTCATGGGGTACCTCACGGTCTCGGTAAAGGATGCGGTCTCGGAAGACGGTTTGGATACGCGTCCGAGCCTGGGCGGCTTGATCAGCCACCTGGGCGCTGACGTTGGCCTGGCGGGTTTCTGTTTGCGCGGCGGCCACCTTGGCTTGCAACGCGTGGGATCGCTCGACCTGAAGCCGATGCAGATCGCCAGCCCCATAGCCGAGGCCAAAGGTGAGCACCAGCGCCAGGAAGGCGCCGGCCCAGAAGCGCAGGTCGAGCAGACTCATCACGCAGCCCCTCCAGTCAACACAGCGCGGGCGCGCAACCACAGCGCGCGCCGATCATCCAGGCCATTCGTGCCGCCATTGACGCGGCGCGTCAGTTGCGCGAAGGCGGCGTCGCTGTCCTGATCGGCAAAGCGGTTGAGCCCGTTGTTCAGCCAGAACCACGCGGCCGATGCCGTGGCGTGCGCGGGTGTCTCGAGCAGCTCGGGCTGCGCTTCTAGATCGAGGCCAAGCGCGATACCGCAGGCACGGTAGTTGGCGCGTCCGGTGATCTGAATGAGGCCGCGCCCGAGATAGCGCTTGCCGTCACCGGGTTGCGTGTTGCCGAGATCGGAGCGCCCTTCATAGCCGCGCTGCGCAGGTGTCGGGCCCCACAGTTCGCGCACGTAACGCAGTTGCCCCGATTCGTGCCCGACCTGGGCGAGGAACGCGGCGATACGTGCGGGCGTGCTGATCTGCCGAAACAACAGCACATCGGCCAGAATGGGGGCGAACACATCGGCGCGCCCGCCGGCGTTGGGCATGACGGCGCTCAGTTGCGCCGCTGTCAGAAGCGGTTCAGCCATGGTTTGCCTTATGCAGGGATTCGCGCACGTCGTCGACGACCTCGGCGAGGTCGGCATCGCGCCGCTTGTTGATGAAGTTGAAGACCCAGCGCACGAACGCCCAGCCAGGCAGGCCGCAGACAAAGTAGATGCCGCCGAGTGCCATGGCACCGTTGGCCGAGCCGATCCAATGCGCTACCCCGAAGTACTGGATGACGGTGGCGCCGCCGCCCACACTGGCGATGACGGTGGAGATGAGCGCAACGGCCCACTCTCCGCGGGCGCGAGGCAACGTCATCACCATGACGACAATGGTGGCGAGCACAGTCGCAGCAAAAGCCACGGCCGCGAACCCGCCAAGCGCCTTGAAGGCAGCAGCGCCCGCCACCCCCGCAACGGCGCTGCCGCTGATGGGTTCAGACATGGTTCCCCCGGAAATGAAAAAGCCCGCGCGAAGGCGGGCTGTGTTGCTGGGATGGCGGTGCTTACCAGTCGATGGCTTGCACCTCTTCAATACTGGTTGCGGCGTTGATCCTGGCGATCAGGTCGGCGTACTTCTGCTGCGCGGCGACGCGGTGGGCCAGCCAGTCGGCGTTGACTTGCTGGATTTGCGAGGCAGTGTGCGCGGTGAAGGACCAGGCATCGTTGTTGGCGCACCAGATGGGTGTTGTCCAGTTTGACGGTGCGACAGCCGAGGCGCTGACGGCGCTTTGGAGGTTGCGTTGGTCGTCGTCTTGGGATGGGTAGGTGTGAGGTATGCCGAGCGCGGATGAGGCGAAGCCGGTGATGAGCGCTGCGGCGCAGGCGATACTGGCTTTCGCAGCTTGCTGCACTTTTGCTTGCCCCAGCAACGCCTCGACAGTCGGTGGTAACGGTGCGACCAAAACGCCGTCGAGCACTGTGTAGCCGGGCTGGTTGATGCAGGCGAGCCACTCGTCTTGCGTGATCTCGATGATGTTGGTCATACCCTCTGGGACTGGGCTGTCGATGCTGTCGTAGTAGGCGCTGATGTGGCCTTGGGAGTCGTATGCTGCGAATTTTTGGTTCATGGAAACTCCAGTTTAGTAGCCCAAGGCGATAATGGAAGCGCCCGTCGCATTCGCGATGGTCGAATAGCAATAGATTTGAATGTTGGACCGACTGGAACCGGTCGAGCGCCATTGAACGGGGGCGTCGTTGTTGTTGCCGTTCTCAATGCTGCTAACGGCGGCAAACAACAACGTATTGGGAAATGCGATTGGCGGTGTGTAGTTGATAACCTGCGTGGTGCCACTAGCGGGGAAGCTGGTAACTCCCCACTGAATAATCAATCCGCTTGGCAGCTTCTGGTAACCAGCCCCTCCAAGCGACGAACCGAACATAGATGAAAACTGCGTTTGCCCGGACCCTGAAATCGGGAGCCAGCAAGCCGTTGACGCGATCAAGGTGATTGCATCAGTTCCACTCAAAGGGAATGCCGGGATGTAGCCGCCCGCGCCAAGAATGTTGTCCGAACCTTGGCGTTGGACAACAGTTCCTGATGCTCCAGCCGGATGAACAGTGACCGTCGCACCGAGAGGAACCGACGACAACAACGGCAGCGTTAACACGATGCCGTTGCCGATAACAGTGACCGTCTTTCCGCATATAGATGGGGAAAGCGTTGTGCTAACGGTGTACCCCACATAGTCCGCGAATTGCAGCCCCGCAGTCTTAATAAACGCCGTCGTAGCCAACTTAGTACTGCTATCAAACTGCGCCGGCGTTACCCCCGTCGTCAATGTCTGCCCTGCACTCACCCACCCATTCACCCCGTTCGACACAAACTGCACAGCCTCACCGGGATTCAGCGTGAGGCTGTTGGCGCTGCTGCCCTGGCCAAACGCGAGCGTATCGGTGCCATTGCGCGTGACGGTGGTCGAGCCGCTGGCCTGCATATAGGTCACGCAAATGCTCGTGCCGTTCGGGCAGCTGGCTGCGGGCGGCAGCGTCATGGTCTGGCCTGTGGCCGTGACGTTGACCAGTGCGCCAAGCGCCGCCGTGGTAAGCGTGCTCGATGTGGCGACGTTCTGGATGCTGGAATAGCGCTCGCCGATGGCCGCCAGAAAGCCACCCGTTGGCGCCGTCGGCACGTTGGGATACGGGGCGATGCTGGCGTTGGTAATCGTGCTCTGCCCGTTGGCAACCGTGATGACGGCCAACCCTACGTAGCCCGCGGTAACAGCCGGCGTGGTCTGCGTGCCCGTAGATGCAGCGGTGCCGGCCACGAGTTGCAACGACACCTGCCCCGCCCGCGTCGTGGGCTGCGCATTGCCACTGCCGCCCGGCCCGTTGAACGCTTGCGACGGGTTCGCGCTGTTGTAGTACGGCAGCACGACGTTGTTGACGTCGCTCTCAAGGTAAGCCGCCTGGATCAGGTAGTTCTGGCTGTAGCCGGATGTGGCAGGTGCCGTGAGGGTAAAAGACTGCGCATCCATCAAGATGCCTTGCTTCAGGATGCTGTGCGCGGTGTCTTGCGGCAGCGCGCTGTACGGCGTGCCATCCACATTGGCGAGCTGGTAGATCTGCCCTGGGTTGACGGTCACGCTCATCGACGCGGGTGTGGTGGGCAAGCAGCCCAGGCCCGAGATGACGGTAGACGGGCCAAACAGATCGGCGCACAGCTTTGCCAGCGCGATCATGGTCTGCCGGTTCGTGTTCAGCAGGTCCGTGGTTTGCGGCACCTGGCCGCTGTAGACAATCTGACGATCCAAGACTGTTCTCCAAAAGAAAAACCCGGCGTAGTGCCGGGCTGTCGGTGGTGAGAAAAAACGCGTGCGCAGCTAGGAGCTGATGCGCGTCCAGATGATGGAAGCGGCAGGACGCACAGATTCGATCGCGGCGTAGATGTCAGCGTCGGACACGGTGTTGCTGCTCATCGACGCGTCAACGTATTCGCCTTGCGACGGCGCGCTGTAGCCCGTGGTGACGATGCTGTAGCCGGCCACGTTCGGGATGCCACTGCCAAGCGGGCGATACGCCTGCACAAACGCCTGATACGTCAGCGAGACCTGCCCGTAAGCGCCGGCCATGCCGTAGCCGCTGTTCGGCGCATCGTAGGCGCCGCAGTCCGCGGGGCGGCTTGGTTCGATGATTGTCGGGGCACGTCCGGTCAGGTCGGTCAGCACGCGAATGATGGCGCCGCGCGTGCCGCGTTCACGAAACAGGTTGGCGACGATGTTTGCACGAAACGATGCGTCGGATTGCCCGGTCCTGCGCCGGATCGACAGGCCAAAGAAGTCGGCCGCAATCATGTCGAGCCAGCCATCGGTGGCGGTCAGAATGCGCGTCTGCTGCCTCGCATAGGCATACAGGTCGTAGACATAGGCGCCGCTGTATGCGAGGCCCTGCAGCAGCCCGTTGAGGATGGGCGACTGCGCCACATCACCAAACCAGCGCGGTAGATACCCGCGTATGCGCGTGAAGATGTCTTGTTGGTCACCGGTTGCCATTACGTCACCGTGATGGAGTTGGTTGTGGCTTTGATGACCTGCAGGCTGGTGGCCGGCAAATCCGCTGTGCTGCCGTTGAGCAATGTGCCCGTGACGTTGGTAACTGCAGGCGACGCGTCATACGCCACCTGCGCCAGCCGCGAATACGTCAAAGCTGTGCCCAGCGGCAAGCTGTTGATGTAGCTCAGCAAGGCCGCCTGCACTTGCAGCGCGACGGCCTGGTGCGTGTAGCCCGCAGCCGTGGTGATGCTCATGGAGACCGTGGCGTTAACGACGACAGGCCCGTACACATAGAACGTGCTCGTCACCGGGCGCACGGCATCCACGGCGTTGCTCACGCTGGCAAGCAGCGTTGACGTGGGCGAGCCCGTGCCGTCATCCACAATCACGATGAACGTGCCGTTCTGCGGCAAGCCGGCATAGGTCTGGTTCTCCAGGATCACATACGTCAGCCCCTGCTTGACGCTGGCGATGGCGGAGCCGATGGCCGTCCTGGTGGCCTTCGACAGACTCGCCACATAGGCGATGAAGCGCGAACGGAATGCGGTATCGGGCTCCGCATCCGCTCCGTTGACGAAGGCCGCGGCATTGCTCACCGTATCCACACCGGAGATCGCACCTACGATGGTGGACACCGCACCCGCCACCGCGTTGCCCGCCGCGCCTGGCGTGACCGCTTGCACTGGCACGCTCGCGCTGGCCGTGCCGGCTGCGATCACATAGCCCCCAAGTGCGGCGCTATAGGCGGGACTGGTCGTATCGACCACCACGTTGAACTGCTGCGTGCCATCGCCGGTCTGCACCACGGCTGTCAGCGGTACCAGCACCTGCTGCGTGACCGTGAAGCGCGAGAACGTGACGCTGCCCGTGGCCGGCACAGCGGCCAAGCGTGTCAAGCCGAAATCGGCCATCCACGTATCGAGATCGGCGCCGCTCGAGGTTGCCGCTCGTGTGATCGCCAGCATCTGCAGGATCAACCCTTGCAGCCACACCGTGACCGCCGCGTTGGCTTCAACGACGGCGCGCAGCACCGATCCGACGGTCAGGTCGACCAGCACCTTGGCGTAGCCCTGGATGGCCGCCACCTGGTTACGCACGAGCGTCACCCAGTCTTGCGTCTGAATGGACATATCACTTGCTCACATTGAATTGAAGGGACACCGGCTCACGTGTGACCGCGCTGCTGTACAGAACGCGCACGCTCACACCACCGGTGATGGCCGCGACATCCACCTGCGGCTCGGGATCTTGCGCAACGCCAGCTTCTTGCAGGATTTGCGAGCGGATCAGCCCGCGCAGCGCCGGCACGTCGAGCGTTTCGCCGATCTTCTGCGGCAGGCCCGCGCCGTAGTCGGTGTGGAAGATGTAGTCGCCAGGGTTGGTGACGAGGCGCCGCACGATGCGTTGCTGCGTACGCAGGTCAGCACTGGCCAGGCCCAGGTCGCCGGTGGGCGACACCGTGATGTCGCCGCCCACCCAGTGGCTCGCGTCGTTCAGAAGTTGCTGCGTCATGCCACGCTCCCTGTGTTGCTGGACCCGGACTGCACGCCCGTATGGCGGTGTGTGTCGTCGATCCGGTGGCCATTCGCCGAAACCTGACCGCTGAACTGCGTATTGCCGCTGATACTCATCGAGTTGCCGGTGCCGTTGTTGCCCGACACCGCCATGCCGGCTTGTCCGGTGATGGTTTGCGTGACCAGCAACGCGCCGTCGATCTGCACTGGGCCCTTGTGATTCCACTGCGGCGCCTGGCTGCTGAGCGTGCCCGCGCTGATGAGCGTGACCGTGCCGTCGTTGTGGAATTGCAGCTTGGAGCCCGACGCGTGCGTCAGGAAGAACTCGCCCGACTGCGCACCGGTCGGCCGCGCCTGATCGCTGAACAAACGCGCGCAGATGTAGCCGTTCTCGATGTCGCCGCCCAGGAACTGCACCTCCACCTGATCACCCGGGCTGACCGGCGCATCGATGCCCCAGCCATTGCCGACCCAGGCAGAGGCAACGGGCATCCAGCCTGTCAGCGAGCGCGCTGGGTCGGCGGGGTCTTCAGGTTGGAGGCGTACCCGCGCAGAGGCCGTCCCGGGGTCGTAGCTGGTGACGATGCCCATGCGGTTCTCTGCGCGATTCGACTGCGCCATCATCGCGGCGAGCACCATCTGGTTGCGAAGCTGTTGGATCATGTGCTCGTTCCCTTGTTGATGTTCTTGGCCGAGATGTCCATCACATAACCCTCGCTCAGGCTCATGCTGCGGGTGATGCTGTCGATGAGGTAGTCCTGGTCAAAACGGGTTCCGGTACTTGTTAGCCGGAGGGTGTCGGTGGGCGTGAGGAGTTGGTCCGCTGGCAGACGGGCGCGTAGCTTCATTTCGTGCTGTGCGACTTCGTCGTACTTCTGCTTGGCCAGGCGCTTGACTCCGGCCTGATCGAGTCCGTTGCGCTCGACGGTATGCGTCGGCTTCTGGCCCTGATCG